GGTTCCGCGTGATGCACACCCGGCCGGCCATGATGCGGAGTGGCCGGTGGAGCACGCCGCTGCAGGGGGATCCAGGCTGGCCCGATCTGGTTCTCTGTGGCCGAGGCCGAGTCCTGTTCCGCGAGCTGAAGGTGGGCCGTAATAAGCTCGAGGCCGATCAGGAAGCGTGGCGGGACACGCTCGTGGCCGCCGGCTGCGACTGGAAGCTCTGGACCCTTGCCGACTGGCCGGATGCGGTGCAGACCGACCTTGCGCTCAGGCTGCTCGGCCGTGGCGTCAGGTACCAACAAGCGGCGCTATGAGCCCCACCCTGGCTCAGTGTCTGCTGGTCGCTCTGCTGGCCTTCGAGCTCGGTTACTGGCTGGGAGATTCCCGGCTTCGCCCGTTGCTGACGCTCCGGTACTGGCTGACCGGCAAGGTGGAGCAGCCATGAGCCTGCTCCGCTCGCGCCCGCTCCGCCAGAAGTCCGACAAGGCGATCGTGCGAGACCGGACCCTGAACAAGACCAAGCGCGAGGTCCTGCGGCGGAGCCGGAGCTGCGAGATCCAGTATTGCCAGGCCTTCCGCGACCGGCTTGACCTTCACCACGTCTGGGGCCGAGGCAACATCATCGGCCAGCCCTGGTGCGACTCTGCTGCCTGCTGCGCCGTGTTGTGCCACGGCCACCACCAGCTGGTCACCAACCATCCGTTGTGCGAGGAGCAGGCGATTCTGGAGGACGCCACCCTGCGGCGGCTGATGGGGCGATTGGCCGGCGATCCAGACCCGCGGCCCGTGCTCTATGACACCGCTGACGGCTCCAGGGCGATCCGGCTGGGAGTAGCCCAAACGATCGTTGAAGCCCTCGAGCGTGCCGGGATCGAGCCATGAGCATCGCGGCCGTTGTGGTGGGGTGGATCGTGCTCTCGGTCCCGGTGGGCATCCTGGCGGGCCGCTGGCTGAAGGCCACGCAGGAGGATCTAGATGGCTGATAGCGGGCACCAGCCTGACCCCGTGGCCCTGAGCGAGGAGAAGGAGTGAGGCTAACAAACACTGACAGTGGTATCCCAGGACGCCTAATCAACCGAGCGCCTTACGCAGCCAGCACCGAGCACGACATCATGCTCGAAGCCGCTGACAAGATCGTGGAGGTTGTGGCCGAAGTCAATCGCCTCCGTGCTCGGTTGGAGTCCCGTGGCCAGCGCATCAAGAGACTCGTAGCCGTGACGAAAACAGCCGAGTGGCCTGGTGGATTTGCATGCGAGAGCCCTACCCGGCTGGTCTACCAGTTGAGCGACAGTCCCGCCGTGGACGGGGATGAGTGGTCCGATTGCGGCAAGTGCTTCTCCTGCGCTATCCGCACCGCCCTCGATGCCCTCCAGCCCGGGGACCTCGGTGGCTGACAGCAGGCACCAGCCCAGCCAGGCGTCCGAGCCGCCGTGGGCCGATATCGTGGCTACCTACTCACCCTGCTGCCTGTTTCTCCGTCTTGGACTTTGGGCACCCCCCACGATGCACACCTCGCTCTGTCGGGCGGCTCATAACGGGGAACTTGGGCCGACGCTTCACCTAACCGTGAGAGCCACACGCCCGGCTGAGGCGGAGTGGGACGGCAGCGTTCCGGACGGCGGCGTATCGTAGGGGCTATGACAGGCACGCTCGGAAGGCTTGCTCTTGAACTCGGCGTGAGTATGGCTGAGACAAAGGTTTGCCTGAACTGCTCCGGGAGCACGACGTTCGCGGCCACCTGCGAGAGATCTCACCCGGCAAGAGGGTGGACGTCCGACCTCACAAGCGCGGCAACCCGGCCAAGGGCACCATCACCAAGGACTACGAGGTCGTCATGCCGTGACTGAGCCCGACGAGAGACCTACACAAAACCGCCCGCTCACCCGCGCGCGACAGCGGGCCTTCCTGGTCGCCTTCCGGACCACCGGCACCATCGCCGCCACCGCCAAGAAGGCTGGGGTTGGCAGGCGCACGGTGTATGACTGGATGGCTCACGACGCTGCCTTCAAGGCCAAGTTCGACAGCGCCGACAGCGACTTCTGCGACGCGGTGGAAGACGAGATGATCCGCCGTGGGTTGGGCGGTGTCGACAAGCCGGTGTTCTACAAGGGCGTGGAGGTGGCCACCGTCAAGGAGTACTCCAACGACCTCCTGATGTTCGTGGCCAAGGCGCGCATGCCCGAGAAGTACAAGGAGCGGCGCGAGCTGACCGGGGCCGGGGGCGAGCCTCTGATCCCCACCGACGTCAGCGAGCAGGTGAGCAGGTGGCTGCGCAAGGTGGCCGGCCAGCAGGAATCAACAAGCGGGCACCAGGCCGAGCTGGGCGCTACGATTGTGGAGCCGGCGGGGGCCGAGAGCTGAAACCAGCAGGAGGCCACCAGCCCGAGCGGTCTGGACCGCAGAGGCAGGCCCATCCAGAAGGCCTGACACCCGCCGGCACTTCGCTGCGCTGATGCTCCGCCAGGCCGACGTGGAGGCCCTGGAGGCCGAGATCCACGCCATGCCACTCGCGGAGCAGATGCAGGCGCTCAAGGCGCTCAAGGCGCTTTGGTACTGGACCCGCCCGGTCGAATGGATCCGGGACTTCGTTCGGTTCCCTAAGGGGCAGCACCTGGCCCCTTACCAGGAGGAGATCCTTGCCCAGCTGCCAGTCGTCAAGCGCGCCTCTGTGCGCGGTCCTCACACGCTGGGCAAGACCACGGTGATGGCGCTGGCGGTGCTGTGGTTCGCAGAGACCCGCGAGGGGACCGACTGGAAGATCATCACCACGGCGTCGGCCTGGCGGCAGCTCCGATTCTTCCTGTGGCCCGAAGTCCACAAGTGGGCGCGCCTACTGGACTGGGAGAAGCTCGGAACGACGCCGTGGCGAGATGGCATCCAGCTACTAGACATGGGGATCAAACTGGACACCGGCCAGGCGGTCGCCGTCGCCAGCGACCGCGCCGACCAGATCGAGGGAGCGCATGCCGATAACCTGCTGTACCTGCTGGACGAGTCCAAGGCCGTGCCGGCGGAAACCTTCGATGCCGTAGAGGGAGCATTCGCTGGTGCTGGTGGTGACACAAGCTCCGAGGCCTATGCGCTGAGCGTGTCAACTCCCGGCGAGCCTGCCGGACGGTTCTACGACATCCAGTCCCGCAAGGCCAGGTACGCCGACTGGTGGGTCAGGGCGGTGTCACGGGAGGAGGCGATCGCGGTAGGTCGGATGAGCAAGGAATGGGCTGCCGCGCGGCTTCTGCAATGGGGCGAGGAATCGGCGATCTATCAGAACCGCGTCGCGGGCAACTTTGCCAGCTCTGACGAGGACGCCGTCATCCCGCTGAGCTGGGTGGAGGCTGCGGTGCAACGCTGGCAGGACCTCCATGATGCCGACGCCTTCGAGCTCCCGCCCTTCACCTGCGTCGGCGTCGACGTGGCGCGCTCTGGACCAGCCCACACCGTCCACGCGCTGCGCTACGGGAACGTGATCGAGGAGTTGCGCGACCGGCAGCACAAGATGACTACGGAGACCACCGGGGAGGTGGTTGGCGTCCTGCGCGCGCACCCCGAGGGCTACGCCAGCGTCGACGTGAACGGGGTGGGGGCCGGGGTGGTCGACCAGCTTCGCGAGCAGGGCCTGGATGTGGAGGCCTTCAGCGCGGGCAGCCGGGCTTCGGATGGCTGGGTAGATATCACCGGCGAACTACTGGCCCACAACCGCCGGGCTGAGGCGTGGTGGACGCTGAGGGAGCTGCTACACCCCGAGTTAGGCGCGGAGATTGCCCTGCCGCCCGACGAGACCCTGATCGGTGACCTGACCGCGCCCCACTACCGGATCGGCAGCGGCGGCCGCATCCTGGTTGAGAAAAAGGAGGAGGTTGAGAAGCGGATCGACCGCTCCACTGACTTCGGCGATGCTGTGGTGCAGGCCTTCGTTGCGCGCGTCTTCCCCGACGAGGAAACTGTGGTGACCTGGGAGCCGGACTACACCATTTCCCCATTCTGAAGCGATGATGCAACAGCCGTCTCCAAGATCGCGGGTCTCCGAAAACACCGGGCTGAGACCCCGGGCTGCAGGGTGATTGTGACAGAGAGGCGCAAGTGGTGGAGCTGGTGGCGGCGGCAGTGGTGGCGGTTGCGCTGGTGACGATTCGGGAAGCCATCAAAGCCTGGTACGGGAAGCCATGCCTCACCTGCCAGCGCCTCATGGACGGGCGGCGGCCACCTCACGCCTACATCCCCCCAACCGCGACGCACGGATTCTTTCGGATCGTCTGCGGCCCCTGCGCCAGGGGACAGTAGCGTTCCGGGACGTGATACGCTGCACCCGATAGCCGGAGTAGCAAACGCTGGCGACGGCAAGCGGGCTGGAGGTGTGGCCCCCAGCAGCGCGCCGGCGCCGGTCTTGATCTAAACCAGGAGGATCTATGCAGGTCTACGCGATCAACGTCAGCCCCGTCGCCGTCAGCCAGTTCGCCGACGCTGTTGACGCCGCCGTCGAGGCCCAGGCTGCCAACCTGGCCGATGAGGTCAAGGCGGTCATCGACAAGCTTGCCGAGGCCACCAAGGCGCTGGCAGCTCACCTGACCGAGGCCACCCACGTCGGTGCCTACATCGCCGGCGCCCACGCCAGCGGCACCGAGAACACCGCTCTGCGTGAGCAGTCCGGGATCCAGATCTTCGCCGCCCCGGCGCCGCCCCCGCC